CGCAACAACTACCTAAGCTATTGAAAACATTAGATAACCACCCACAACAACTATCTAAGTTATTGAAAACATTAGATAATCAATATTAATTCAAATTAATTGCATTTTTATTATCTAATGAAAACAACAGGTTACAAGCTAACCCACTGAAACTATTAGCTAATTTAATTTAATCTTTTATTATCCAACGAAAACAAATACTTAGAGCAGGTAGAAGAATATTACCCAATAAAATCAACTACTTACTGGGTGTTGACTGCCTATCAATTACCTGATCTATGCCGATTATCGGATTTAAACGGAGCTTAGGTGACCAAGAGAATTCGATAGGCCACTAGCAGACGGATTGGCACCCACGCTATTTGAAAATTGAATAAGTGCCATGTGATACCTAGGGTCTGACAATCCCGATGATGGATAAAATCACGCAATGATGATCATGGCCTAATAATATTGCAAACAGGTTCGATATCGTCCCTGTGGGTGACAACATTTAAACAGTAATGCGGCCCGAAAAATTCAGATATAAACACCAAAACACATACGCCCACCATATAGGTGGTAGTCTATGTGCAAGTTGGTGTGTCCTGTGAAAGCTACCCCTTAGATTTATCAAGGGGAATTGTATCTAGTGAGGGACTGCACGTTGCCAGCGTGCAAAGCACATCGCATGGTGTGGTGTGTTTTGTTGAATGGCAATAGAGGAGTTTTAGCCATGACAGATTATGTGAAAAATTGGGTATCTAATGCACGAGGTGCAGAGTATGGGTTCTTTAAGGCGGTGCAGTATGCGCTTGAGCAATTCGGTGAGAAAAACAATCTACCGATGTATGCTCTAATTGCCTTCACGAATGGCAAGAAATATGGTGGATACAAATCTGCGGTAGAGGGGTATTCCCTTAAGCAATTCTCTGCACCGCTCAAGCGTATCTTGGCTGTCGCATTGTCTGATGTGAAGTTTACATTCAAGGATGGTAAGCCCGGTGTGAAGGTGGGTGAGAATGGTGGTCTCAATCTCGATGGCCTAAAGAGTGTCTCCATGCTCGCTGCGTCTAACTGTGGCCTACGTTCAAGTGCCTTTGATGATGCTTTCCCTAAGGCTGCAAAGCCCCCAAAAGAATTTGATGCAACTGCATGGGCTGAACGTAACGTGAAAGCTCAACCTGAGCACCTCGAAGCAATGATTGCAGCACTACAGGCTCAACGTACAGGCTTGAAAGTTGCAGCATAAATACCACAAAAGATATACAGTAGATGAGCACCTCATGTGAAAGCGTGGGGTGTTTTCTTGTGCATATCCAACAGCGAAAGGAAATGATATGAACATTGTGAAAGACTTGTCGCAGATGCGTCTGAATCCTATTGATGAACGATACGTTCTCTGTGGGTGGTATGAAAACGAATCCGGTGCTGAACGTGTGTTTGTCAAAGGTAAAGACCTGCGTGAATGTGTCAGGAAACTTGTGGATGCTGATGCTGACTTTGGTCATACGGATGCTGAACTTGAGGGTGGATACATAGCAGCTGAGTATGATGTGACGAGTGAAGCTATCTCCATTGCTCTGGAGATTTCAATAGAAACTAATAGGATCAGGGGGATCATGTAATGAATAGACGAGAGAGAAAACGACAGCAAAGGTATGTCATGTGGAATGTGGTGATAGGTCTTGTCCTGTCGTCAGCACTGTTCTTTTTCTGGGGTTATCTGTATGGAGTTTCTCAGCTATGAAATCTGTGTGACGTTACGATAGTATCAGACTGCGCACTTGAGGGTGCGTAGCGTGATACCATTGGGGTATCGTATAACTTATCTGAGGAGATAAAATCATGGCTAATACTACAACAACTCGTGCATCTGGTGTTAAACTCAACTTGTCTGATGCTCAGTGGATGGAAATCTGCAAATACTACAGCAACCACACGGCACCTGCGACTGTAGAGCACTTCAATATAGATATGTCTAGGGTCGCCCTGTCGTACCACTACAAGCGTCTTGGGTTCCTGCCTAAGTCTGCCGCACGTAACCCTGATCCGGCTCGTGCAGTAGCTCCTAAGAAGCTGCCGAAAGGTAAGCTGAACCTTGTGGTAAAGCGTGGTGGTTACATCATGAATGGTAAGGTAATGTCTGCCACTGAGTTTGGTAAGATCCGTTCCAAGTTAAAGGTAGGTGACACCTTCAAGACTGTCACTGTGACTGAACATAAAGTAGGTATCATTGATGCCTAATTAAATCGCCCCATGCTTAACTGTGTGGGGCATTCTTTTTTGGAGTAAGTGAAATGAGATATTCTTTAGTGGCAGTAAATGTGTCACCTGATTGGGATCTTGCAGAGTATGTAACCCCATACAAAACCTACGATGTAGAGCATGAACATCCGTCAGCACCAGTTGTTACAGCTGACAATTTCAGAAACCTAGTCGGTGGATTTGTAATACTCGACAACGGCAAGGGGTACTGGCTGCATCGTCCAGATCAGGATGGATTTATCGTCAAGAAGATGTTGACTGTCGATGAGTCTGAGCTTGACCCTGTTATCAAAGGGTGGGGTTCATGGTCAGAGATACCTGTTGGTGGTACATCTGATGCAGAGCTGTTTAGTTGGCTTGTAAACTACATTGTGAACCACAGTGTATTCGGTATGCCTGACCCCAAGGTCTTTGACTTTGACCGCAGGTTACGTGCCTTCTCACCTATCCGATCCAAGCTATCGCCCGGCAAGATCAGTATCTACAGAGACCTGGGTATGCGTATTGAGGATCGGCACACAGCTATGAAGCCCGGTCGTGCCTTCACTGCCATGTTCCCTGAGGTTGAGCACAAGCAGGTCATCATGTTTGTCGATAGTTTCTTACAGAAGTTTGCCAAGCGTGACCTCACCCTATCCGTATCAACTGATCGAGAGGCTTTCAAGCTAGCGTATAGTGGTGATCAAGCACCTATGGAGAACATCGACACCACATGGACTCGCAAGTCTTCTGCGTCTAGCTGTATGCGGTACGACTTTGAGCACCTCAAGTGCCACCCCGCAGAAGTGTACGGCAGTGGTGACTTCGAGATCATCACAGTGTTTGACAGTGAGCAGCGTATTGCAGCTAGGTGTGTCGTATATGTCGCACATGACAGCGGTGTACCTCAAGCTGGGCCTATCTATGGTGTATCGGAGCAAGCACTTGACATGATAGAGCATCATCTGATAGGTAGGGGTGCAGAGATTCGCAACCCTGATTGGTGTGGTGCCAGATTGACTGCTGTGCCTGAGGATGTGCATGAAGATCCACCAACATCTTTCATTGGCCCTTACCTAGATGTAGAGCCACGTACTCTCGATCTTACCTGTGATGAGGAGTATCTAGTGCAGACTCATGGTGGTGAGATAGATGCAAGCAACTACCAAGGTATTATATCATCTGGTGGACTTCAGTGTACCTGTTGTGGTGACAGGATTCAGGAGGACTATGCAAACTACTCAGAGTATTACGAGGGTGATTGCTGCGATGATTGCTACAGTGAGAACCATTTCTTCTGCGAGTATGCACAAGAGTCCTTTCATGTCAATGATTCCCGCACTGCCTTTGCTCTCAACAGACGGGGTGATAAAGAAGAACTGACTGTATCATCTTGGGCTGTAGAAGAGGGTGATATGTTCGTCAGATGTACTGACTACAAGTACTGGCACATTGACGATGTTGGGTACTGTGAGTGGGAAGATGAGTGGATCTCGCCTGAGAGTATGGACGATTACTTTAGATCCGATTGGGATGGTGAGTTGTACAACAATGAAGTGCTGTGCGAGACAGTGGATGGTGAAGAGGTATCACGATACGAGATTAATGAAGCTGGTTCATGGAAGATAAACTCTGAATCAAAATGGTATAAAGAAGAGGAAGAAGAATAATGTATAGCTTAATTGAAATGCTGCGTTACAAACGACCAGAAGGTAGTGAGACGCAGAGGGAGTTCTGTCAGAGGTTCCTTGAACCTATGTTTGGTTTACCTGACAGACACGGCAACTATATAATGAGTGTAGGTAAGAAACCAAACCTGTGCTTCACTGCACACCACGACACAGTACATAAGACTGAGGGTATGCAGAAGTTACTGGTCATCAATGATGTTATATCTATTGCAGACCCAGCTACATCTAGCTGCCTTGGTGCTGACTGTACTACTGGCATTTGGTTGATCCTTAATATGATTGAGGCTGGTATTGACGGTGTGTATGTGATCCATGCGGCAGAAGAGGTTGGTTGCAAGGGTAGCAAAGCCTTGGTAAATGACAACCCCTTATGGCTGAGTAGTATTGACGCAGTTATATCCTTCGACAGGTTCGGTGATACATCTGTAATCACACATCAGATGGGCTTACGCACTGCATCAGATGCATTTGCTAAGTCCTTTGCTGAAGCTCTTGATATGCCTCAACTTATTGGTGACAATGGTGGTTCATACACTGACAGTAACGAATACATCCATGTTGTGCAAGAGTGTACTAACATCAGTGTCGGTTATTATGGACAGCATGGCGTAAATGAGACACAGGATATAAAATATGCAGAGTATCTTGCAACAGCACTTGTGTGTGCTGACTGGGATAAGTTAGTATTCCAACGTGATCCATCGGTAGTCGAAGATAGGTGGGACATGAGTAACTATGGGTATCGTAGTACACCTGACGAAAGTAACATAGCTGCTATCAAGGATCTCATCCAAGATCACCCGCAGAAGATAGCTGAGTTTCTAGATGATATGGGTATCAACTACTATGCTCTGGTTGAGGAAGCTCAGATTGACGACAGTAGGTATTTCCAGGACTATGTTAACTACGATAAGTACCAGTATGCATACTGACAATATGTCACACTTGACAGAATCTTCAAGCTCCCTTATATAATATACTTAAGTATTACTAGAGAGATATACTTTACTATATATCTTAAAGAAATAAATACTTAAGTATTACTTTAGTACCACCCTTAGCTCAACTGGATAGAGCAACTGCCTTCTAAGCAGTAGGTTGCAGGTTCGAGTCCTGCAGGGTGGGCCAAGGAGTACAACATGGATGATCCACATGATGATTGCACACACTGGTTAGGAAAGATATGAGATACAGAGATGCTGTAGATAAATACTTTAAGACGAGACACTTTGCTTCACTCTCTTACTCCTCTCAGAAGGGGTATGAAGCGTGCCTCATATCCTTTGGTCGTATGTCTGTTATGGGTAGAAAACTTAGCAGTACTGATATACAGAAGATTAACGTACTGCTATGCACAGAGCTTTATGATACTTGGGAATTAGTTACCTCAACATCCAACGCTAATCATAACGCTAGGGTATTCTCTGTATTGATGAACTACCTAGTGTCGTTAGATCTGATACCTGCTAATCCTATGGCTAGAGTTAAGAAGAGAACCAGCACACCTAGGTCTGTCATATGGACACACGAACAGGTCATCAAGTTTCTTGATACTGCCTTCACTAAGTTTGAGTGGCGCAACATAGGCTTGATAGTACTGATGTGCTATGAGTGGGGTCAACGTCCCATAGATATTAGAAATCTTAAGTGGGATGACGTAGACCTAGACGGTCGTGTAGTAAAGATAACACAGAGCAAGCGTGGTGCAGTGGTAGAGTTACCTATACCGGACAATATTTATGAGATGTTGTCAGTACAGAAAAACGACTGGGACTTTCAGTCATACGTAGTACCTTACCACAGAGCTTCAGACGGTGCTTACAGGCCGCTAACGGTTTACAACATGACTTCACTGCTGTCTGAGGTTAAGGCCACTGCAGGGCTTCCTGATGAACTGAGAGTAGGTGACTTAAGAAAGACTGCGATAGTACAGATGATTGAGAGTGGTGTAGATCACCTTGCTATTCAATCGGTATCGGGGCATAAGAATGTATCAAGTCTTAACCCATACAATAAATTCAGTTTGAAGACAGCTAGACTGGCGCTGGATAAACGTCAAAGAGAATGATAAGGAGATGGTAGTATGAATACAGTATGGATATTGTTGTGGCTTGTCTTAGTACCTGAGAATGGTATTAGGTACTACCACTTGGGTACGTATGACAATGAGACCTTATGTAAGTCTGGTTTGAAAGACGCAGCAGTTATGGTCAACGATAAGAATGAAACAGTGGAATGTATTGGAGTACGGGTAGATGATTAAAGCAACGTACATTGACCACATGGGTAATGACTTGACTGTAGCTAACGCTGCACGGGTATCCTTTGGTAAGACAAGCGAGATGGAAGACGATCCCTGGGGGCCACCTAAGCTCAAGGCTAAGGACGATAAGCTAATCCGTTACCTTGCCAAGCACAAGCACATCAGCCCATTCGGACACTGCTTTGCCAGCTTCCACGTTAAGGCTCCGATCTTTGTAGCACGGCAGCTGGTTAAGCATAAGTTCCTACGTTGGAATGAAATCAGTCGTAGGTACGTTGATGATGAACCTGAGTTATACACTCCTTACGCATGGCGTGGACGTAGTGCCGATAAGAAGCAAGGCTCTGAGGGTGTAGTAAATGTAGGTGACTGGGGTAGTTCAGGATGGGCAGCACTTAAAGCCTACAAAGACCTGCTAGCTCACGGTGTAGCACCTGAGCAAGCCCGTATGGAACTACCACAGTCTACTATGACTGAGTGGTACTGGTCAGGTAGCTTGGATGCCTTCGCTGATATGTGTAACCTGCGCTGCAAGCCTGACACACAGGCAGAGACACGAGAGGTAGCACGACAGATTGACCACAAGATGATTGAACTATTCCCTGTATCGTGGGATGCATTAACGGAGAATGATGATGGCTAAACTGTATGACTTAGAGCCAATGATACTGGACTGTTGGCGTGTATGTAATGACCTTGAGACAGTGTTCAAGCAGATAGGTGACGGTGAACGTGAGCCTACCCATGATGAGATGATGAACACCTTGATGGGTATGCAACAACTATACGAGTGGAAGTTTGAGCAGTTGTTCTCTAAGTATGAGGAGGTACTACGTGACAGACAATGAGTGGCCTATGGAGGCAGACTTTAGTGACATCAGACCTATGACACCAGAGGAACGTAAGGCATCCCAACATCGTGATGAAAAGAATGGCTGGCGTAAATGTGTCAGCTGTGGTAATGCAAGTAAGGACACATGGTGTAGCTTCTGTCTGGAGGAAGAGTGATGATAAACAGTGAATGGAAACGCTTGATGAAAGAGCAGGAAGACTTTAAGGGTAGCGTAGTAGCTGAACATACAGCAGACATCGTGAATGAACCTAAGCACTACTCACGGTGGAACATTGAGCCTATCACATACATCATGCGTAATGGCTTTGAGTTCTGGCGTGGTAACATTGTTAAGTATGCCAGTCGTGCAGGGTACAAGATGTACGAGGGTAAGACGCAAGTAGAAAGCGAGATCATTGACTTAGAGAAAGTTCAACGCTATTGTCAAATGCGTATCAATCAACTTAATGGAGAGGAGAAGCTATGATACCTGTAGGACAACTAAGACTGTTACTCACTAAGGCTGGGCTAGAGTATGTCATCACCCGTGTCGAAGGTAATGTAGCACACGTCAACATTCTCGTAGCGGGGGTTGAGAAGGATGTACACAGTTGAGTTTAATCACAGCACCACAACCATAATAAGCATGGATGATAACGCTGAGTTCAATGACATCGAAATGACCTTGGCTGACAATGGCTCAGTATTCTTAGCTCAGTACGATGATGAAGCTGGTAGCTCTGATATGATTATGATAAGTCATCAACAGTTGATGGATGTAGTAGCTTCGATGGATAGTACCGAAGGTCTGTTTAGATTAGAGATCAGGAGAGACTGATGGAAATTTGGGTAGGAGTTTTCATGTATCTCCTAGGGGTAATGCTTGTACTTGGGTTAGTAGAACCCATAGATGATGAGCACGAAAATGCCCCAGTAAAACTAGCCTTGACATGGCCGATAGTTTCTGTCATGTATATCTGGGCAATGCTTATGGATTTTTATTATGGCGACGAACGATAACCCACACTTAGCTTGTCCGTATCAAGACTGCGGATCAAGTGACGCATTTAATTGGAATGATGATGGCTTTGGTCATTGTCACTCTTGCAGTAGAGCTTACCCAGAGAAGGGCATGCCAGCAACCTTCGAATGGGCAGCGACAGAGTATCCACTTAGGGAGAGGAGAAACCCGATGGACATAGAAGTTAAGGGCATGACATACAATGGTATCAGAGGTATAGATGCTGATGTATGTCAGATGTACGGCATACAGTTACAGCTGGGTGTTGATGGCAAGCCTGTCAGGTATGCCTATAAGTACCCGCACACAATTAAGTACAGGATGTATAACGACAAGTCTAAGTCATGGGTCAAAGACCGTGGCCTAGGTATGAACATACTGTTTGGACCAGAGTTCAATGCTGGTTCAAGCAATCGCATATACATTACAGAAGGTGAGTTCGATGCAGCTAGTCTCTACCAGATACTAGGCAAGACATTCCCTGTGAAGTCTCTACCTAGTGCATCAATTGGTGAGAAGTTTATTAAGCACAACCATGCTTATCTGTCGTCATTCAAAGAGCTAGTGTACGCAGGTGAGTTAGACGATGCTGGTCGTAGGGCTGCAGACAAACTGTATCAGGCCTTCCCAGATAAATTTTATTATGTACCTATGTCTAAGTACAAGGATGCTAATGAGTTCCTTGAGGCAGGTGCAGGTGATGACCTGATGTGGGCTGCGAGAAAGCCACAGAGGTACTCACCAGAGAATTTCTTCTGCTCTGATGCAGATGTAGAAGCAGCTATCCTTACAGAAAACCCTTACGAGTATGTGCCCACTGGTCACGCTGGCCTTGACGATAAGATCAGGGGCATGGTTAAGGGAGGTCTTACCTTTATCAAAGCTCCTCGTGGTATGGGTAAGACCGAAGTTGTTCGGTTCTTTGAGACTAACCTGTTGCGTGATGAGAGCACACGCATAGCCCTCCTGCATATGGAGGAGATGAAGTCTACAACTTACCGTGCTATGGCAACCTACAAGTTAGGTGTCAATGTCAGAACTAAAGACGATGCTAAGGAGTCTGGTATCAGTGAAGCAGATGTAATCAAGGCTGCACAGGATGCAACTCAAGGCGAACGCACTATCATCTTTGAGATGCGTAGCCACGATGACCCATTGAAGTTACTTGATTATGTAAGACTGTCTGCATCTGTGTACGGTGCAGGTTTCATCTTCATTGACCACGTTCAACGTCTAGCTTACCTATCTAACACTGGTGTTGACGGGGCAACCAGTACACTCACCACACTAGGCTCACGTATGGCCCAGTTAGCTAAGGAGTTGAACATAGGTGTGGTATTCATATCACAGGTAAATGATGATGGTAGAACAAAGTATGCTGCATCACTTGAAGAAGAAGCAATCATCTGTATAAAGCTGGAACGTGATGTTGAGTCTGAGGATGAGATACTTCAAAACACTACGTCATTCTTTATTGACAAGAACAGACCGTTCGCTAAGTTAGGTCACGCAGGATCACTTTACTACGATCCAGAGACAACCATCCTTACAGAGGATGCGCCATATGAAGGGAGTGTAAGAGCCGCATGATAGTCTTTGATGTAGAAGCTGACAATCTTTTGGAAGATGCCACAAAGATACACTGCCTGTCTTATACATCCGATGGTGAGAATTACCATACTATCTTTGACTACGATGATATGCGCAAGCTAATCCTAAATGAAAAGGGTTTGATTGGACATAACATTATACGCTACGATGCTCCCCTTCTGGAAAAGATCTTAGGTATCAAGATCAAAGCAAGGTTATTTGACACCTTGCCTATGTCTTGGGTTCTTAACTACAACAGACCTAAGCATGGACTTGAGTCCTTTGGTGAGGACTTTGGTATTGAGAAGCCTAAGGTAGATGATTGGGAGAATCTTTCTAAAGAAGTATACGCACACCGTTGCGTAGAAGATGTAAAGATTAACTGGGCGCTGTGGAAAAATCTTTTGGGTAGGTTCTTATATATCTATGACAACGATAAGAAGTTACTCGACAAGTTCTTCCGCTACTTGGAGTTTAAGATTAACTGCGCAGGTGCAGCTGAGTTATCTGGCTGGAAGCTTGACGTTGATCTTGCTAGTCACTGTGTTGATACACTAACTTCAGAGCAAGCAAACAAAGTAGATGAACTTATCTCCGTGATGCCTAAGCGTAGGGTAACATCAGTAAAGACAAAGCCAAAGGTTTGTTTCAAACAGGATGGAAGTGTGTCCTCACATGGTGAGCGGTGGTTCAACTTACTAAAAGAACATAACCTACCCCCACACTATGATGGTGAGGTTACAGTTACAAAGAGTTGGGATAAACCCAACCCAAATTCCTCTGACCAAGTTAAGGATTGGTTATTTTCCTTGGGTTGGAAGCCATGTACTTTTAAGTACGATAAGAATAAGGAGACAGGAGAAGAAAAAAAGATACCCCAAGTCCGTAAAAACGGTGAGCTAACTCAATCAGTCAAACTCCTCATTGATATTGACCCAGCTGTTGCCGTACTAGAAGGTCTGACTATCATCCAGCACAGACTTTCAATCTTCAAAGGTTTTCTTGAGTGTGAACGTGATGGTTACGTTAAGGCAGAGATTGATGGCCTAACGAATACGCTTCGATTCAAACACAAGAAACCTTTGGTTAACCTACCGGGTGTTGATAAACCTTGGGGTAAAGAGGTACGTGGTTGCCTCATAGCTCCAGAGGGATACACATTGTGTGGTGCTGACATGACCTCACTTGAGGACACAACTAAGCGTCACTATATGCAACCCTATGATCCCGCCTACGTATTGGAGATGTCTCAGGAAGGATTTGATCCACACTTAGACTTAGCTAAACATGCAGGTAGGATCAGTCAGAAAGATATTGACGACTACAATGCTGGCAACAGACCCGACATCAAGAGCCTGCGTAAGAACTTCAAGGTGGTAAACTACTCTGCTACCTATGGAGTTGGGTCACCCAAGCTGTCACGAGAGACTGGTATGCACATCGGTGAGGCTCAAGCATTGCTCGATGCCTATTGGGAACGCAACTGGTCAGTCAAAGCATTTGCTGAGAGTCAGCATATACGAAAGATCAACGGTGAAATGTGGGTCCAGAATCCAGTGAGTAAGTTCTGGCATAGCCTACGTTACGAGAAGGATGTATTCTCTACACTAAACCAATCAACCGGAGCTTACTGCTTTGATAGATGGGTCGCAAACTACAGACTCAAGCGCCCTAGTATCATTGGTCAGTTCCATGATGAATCAATAAACTTAGTTAAAAAAGGAGAAGAAGATGAGCACACGAGTGTTTTAAAGTGGGCAATAAAAAAACTTAACCAAGACTTGAAATTAAATGTTGACCTAGGTATTGATGTACAGTATGGTCAAAAGTACAGTGACGTCCATTAGGAGATATAGATATGGCTACACGTAAAGTTCAACTTGTTGGGATTGCAGAATGGGCAAAGGTATTTGCAAGCAATCGTGATATGTATGGTTACAAACCAACACCAGCTGCCGAAGGCAACTATGAAAAATTCAACGGTGCTTGCACCCTTAACGTAATTCTTGACGGCCCTAACCTAGAGGCACTCCAATCATCAGGCGCACAGAAGCCAACGAAACAGGATGCAGAAGGTAGGGGAACGGTTGTCAAGTTTGACCGTAAGTTTGATACAGGACAGGCGTACTCCAGTGGTGCACCTGTAGTGACTCATGCTGACGGTACTCCCTGGGATATGGATGTAGATGGTTTAATTGGTAATGGCTCTACTGTAGAGATCATTGCTACCGTCTACGACATTCCTAAGTATGGCAAGGTTGGTACTCGACTTGACTCAGTGAAGGTACTTGACCATGTTAGTTCACCATTAGATGATGTAGAGGTATTCTCAGCGTCAAGTAAACCTGCGGCAGTTTCGTCACCCGCTAGCGTACAACAAACAGAAGACGAAGTAATGTTCTAAACTATGGCCCCCTTCGGGGGGCTACTTTTTAAGGAGAGAATATGAAAAAGATTGATACGCTAATCCCAGACCTAGAGGAAGTTATCTACGGCAGAGGTGGTTGGAATGCTGCTCTTGGCACAATGATGGGCGAAGCTATTGCTAGCTCTGCCAATGCACGGTTCAGTAAACCTCAAGAACCAAGGGGCTATCTTTCTTTGTCGTCCATTGGTACTCCCTGTAAACGTAAGCTCTGGTATAGAATAAATAAACCCACCACCAGTGAGCCTTTAAGTGCCAGTATGTTGCTGAGGTTTTTCTATGGTGACATGATTGAGGAACTAATTCTTCATATGGTAATGGCGTCAGGTCATTCAGTTGAGGGTATGCAAGAACGTATGAATGTTCATGGTATCCGTGGTCATAGAGATGCAGTTATTGATGGTATGACAGTTGATGTTAAGTCAGCCAGTCCATACTCGTTTAAGAAGTTTAAGAACGGTGAGCTTAGAGAGAATGATCCCTTTGGTTATATCTCTCAACTCTCCTCCTATGTTTATGCAGCTAAAGATGACCCGCTTGTCACCGATAAAACAACCGGAGCGTTCTTAGTTATTGATAAGGTAAGTGGAGAGGTTTGTTTAGATGTCTATGACTTTACTGAAGAGCTTAAAACTAAAGAGCAAGAGATGCTTGCAGCAAAAACTATGGTTGCAGGAGACATACCAGTTGACCGTATACCACCCGTACCTGCCAGCAAGTCTAGTCCTAATATGAAGCTAGATAAGTCCTGCACTTTCTGCGACTACAAAAAAGAGTGTTGGCCTACTGTCCGTATGTTCCAGTATTCTTATGGTATTGAATACCTTACTCACGTTGAGAAAGTTCCTCAGGTTGAGGAAATCATAAATGACTAGAGCAGCTAAGGCTAAGGGTAGAACAGGACAACAAGAAGTCAGGGACAAACTGCTGGAAACATTCCCCGAGTTTGAGCCTGATGATATTAAGTCAACAACTATGGGTGACACTGGAGAAGATATTCAGTTGTCACCTGCAGCTAGAAAGAAACTACCCATTACTATTGAAGTAAAGCGTAGAAAATCTTCTTTAAAAACTGTATATGGGTACTTGGAACAGGCAAGTAAACATGCTAAGGGTGAGCCAGTAGTATTCTTTAGGTCTGATCGGATGCCTTGGGTAGTTATGATTGGTATGGATCACTACATGGAACTCTTAAGGAATTGGAAAGATGAAGATGGAGATTAAAATTTGGGGCATTACAGCAGGTCCAATTGCTGTAGATGATTTCGATGAGGGCTATGATGTGCCAGAGGGATCTACACATTACATGGTTTGTACTGTTGAGATTGACGGTGAACTAGAAGAAGATAATTTCTGGTTCGAAGATTTCAATGATGCCTACGAGTGGGTCAAGTATTTTAGTAAGACTGCAGAGCCACTGCTACTTGACATGGGTAGTGACCCTAGGTATAACTAGGAGTTTCCGCTGTGATATTTCAAGTAAACTTAACCATAGCCGTAGATGAAGCAGCCAACTTCTTGGAAGCCTTCGGAAACAATGCAGAGGTAATAGCAGAACAGGTACAGTATGCTCTGTATGATATTGACGACATACGTGTAATAGAATGTGAGGTAATGAATGATTAATGAAACAGACTTAGAGGCTTGGGGCTATTATAAAGATAGTTCTTTATACAAAGATATGACTCTTAGCTCTTATCAAAAAGCTGCTGCTGGTACTGCAATTTACGAAACTCAACACTCTATTATATACCCCGCATTAGGTTTATCAGGAGAGGCTGGTGAGGTAGCAAATAAAGTTAAGAAGATCTTACGTGATGGTAAGATGGACAAGACTGCACTTGCAGCAGAAGTAGGTGACTGCCTGTGGTACATAGCCGCTCTCTGTCGTGACCTTAACTTGGATATGGGCGACTTAGCAAAGGCTAACTTAGAAAAATTATACGGACGCAAACAACGTGGTACACTGCAAGGCAGTGGAGATAAAAGATAGGACATGCATATGAGTAACCAATTACCTACCGACTACCAAGCATTTATTCATAAGTCACGTTATGCCAAGTACTACGATGGCTCTGGACGTGAGTCATGGGGTGACACAGTATCAAGATTTACTGAGAATATTATCGGCAACCTAGTTGACGTGGACACTAAGAAGCAACTTGAGTTGGCTATACTTAACCTAGATGTCATGCCATCTATGCGAGCACTGATGACAGCTGGTCCCGCTGCGACACGAGACAATACCTGCATGTATAACTGCAGTTACTTACCCGTAGATGACCTTAAGTCCTTCGATGAGGCTATGTTTATTCTCCTGTGCGGTACTGGTGTGGGCTTCAGTGTCGAGAGACAGTTCATCAGCCAGCTCCCAGAAGTTCCTAAGCTCTTCGAGAGTGACACGACTATTGTCGTCAAGGATAGTAAGGAGGGGTGGGCTAAGTCTTTCCGTCAATTGATTGCACTCCTTTATAGTGGTGAGATTGCTAAGTGGGATGTTTCAAAAGTAAGACCTGCAGGTGCACCTCTCAAGACTTTCGGTGGCAGAGCTTCTGGTCCAGCTCCATTGGTAGACTTGTTTAACTTTGTGATTAAGACATTCAAAGATGCAGAAGGGCGTAAGCTTTCCTCAATGGAATGTCACGACATCATGTGTAAGATTGGTGAAGTAGTTGTAGTTGGTGGTGTCCGTAGGTCAGCTATGATCTCATTGAGTAATCTATCTGATGATAGGATGCGTCATGCTAAGTCCGGTAGTTGGTGGGAGAATGACCCTCAACGTGCACTAGCTAACAACTCTGTTAGTTACACTGAGAAGCCTGATAGTTTATCTTTCATGCGAGAGTGGATGGCACTTGTTGAATCAGGCTCAGGTGAACGTGGTATCTTCAATCGTCAAGCATCTAAAGCTCAGGCTGCTAAGAATGGTAGACGTGATCCTAACTATGACTTCGGGACCAACCCTTGCAGTGAGATAATTTTACGACCGAATCAGTTCTGCAATCTAACTGAAGTAGTTGTACGTGCTACAGATACACTTGATTCTCTTTCAGAGAAGGTTAGACTAGCTACTATCTTAGGAACTATTCAGTCTAGTTATACCAAGTTTCCATATTTACGCAAGCTCTGGGCTAATAATACAGAAGAAGAAAGGTTGCTTGGTGTCTCTATGACAGGCATCATGGACAACCGTATGATGACATTAAAGAATAAAGGATTGGAGAAAACTCTTGAGCATCTTAAGTCCGTGGCTGTTGCTACTAATGCTAAGTGGGCTAAACACCTTGGTATCCCTGTGTCTGCTGCTATCAGCTGCGTTAAACCTTCCGGTACGGTATCACAACTTGTTGACTCCGCTTCTGGTATTCATGCTCGTCACAGCCCCTATTATATTCGGACTGTCCGTGGCGATAACAAAGACCCTCTAACACAGTTTATGATTGACCAAGGTATTCCAAATGAACCTGAGGCATTTAAGCCAGATCAAACCACTGTGTTTAGTTTCCCAATGAAGGCTCCTACGAATGCTGTATGTACAGCAGACATGACAGCCATTGAGCAACTTGAGATGTGGTTAGCCTATCAAAGATCATGGTGCGAACATAAGCCCTCTGTTACAATCAACGTCAAGAAAGAAGAGTGGTTTGAGGTAGGTGCTTTTGTTTACAAACACTTCGATGAGATGTCTGGTGTCTCATTCCTGCCGTTCAACGAACACACATATCAACAAGCACCATATCAAGAAATTGGAAAGGATGATTACAAAAAATTGCTCTCTCTTATGCCCAAGTCACTTGACTGGTCTAAGCTTTCTGACTATGAGAGTGAAGACAATACTGTAGGTAGTCAGACACTTGCTTGCACAGGAGACTCTTGTGAAATTGTGGATCTTACTTAATGTGGATAGTCCTAGGTAGAACACAGTGTAATTTCTGTGACGCAGCCAAGGAATTACTTAAGGGTCGGGGGCATACGTACACATCGTATTCTCTCGACTCAACTAGTAGCCGTTGGTTATTGACACTGATAAAAAAGGGGGGTATGACTACAGTACCTCAGATCTTCGATCCAAGTGGCAACCATATCGGGGGCTACACAGAACTAAAGGAACTTCTAGATGGCAGCAGTAAGAAAGAATTTTAGCAGGGCTTTATATGAAGCTTACGACAAGCAGGCCAAGGATGCTCTTGTATCGCACTTGGAATCTAAAGATCATGTGATTGTAAACACAGAAGAAAACTATTTTGTAGATGTTGTATCTCAGAAGCACGGTCTGACATTTCTCAATGAAGCTGAGGTAAAGGTTGCATGGGAAGAAGACTGGCCTGCTCATTGGGACGAGATCCGTATTCCAGAGCGCAAGCAAAGACTCCTCGATAAGTATGAAGGTGACGATGGAGTCCTTAACTTCTATGTATTCCGTAAAGATCTTAAGCAAGCTTGGCGTATCAAGGATACACTCCTTACCAAGGAAAGTCTTAAGGAAGCTAAAGGTAGGTACATCAGACCCGGAGAGTTGTTCTTTCACATACCTTATACAAAAGCAGAGCTGATTAAACTATGATTGATAGTCTTGAGCCACCTAAGAAGCAAGTACGATCCCGTCGAAAAACTAACTACAAGGGCGCAGCAAAGAAAGAAACATCAGGTATAATACCAAAGACAGAGACACAGAGGGAGTTATTAAATGCTTTAACTAGCAGCAATCAAGTCTTTATCCTAGGCCCAGCTGGTACTGGTAAGACTTATGTTACTGCTACTTACGCAGCTGATCTGTATACGACAAAAGAAATAGACAAGATTGTCATCACTAGACCTCACGTAACTGTGGGTAAAGACATCGGGTATCTTCCAGGAACTCTGGAAGAAAAGACTTACCCTTGGGCATTGCCTGTACTCGATGTACTAATCAAGCACCTTGGTAAGGGTGTAGTAGAGACTGGAATTAAAAATGGTAACATCGAGATGGCACCTCTTGCCCTCATGCGTGGGCGTAGTTTTGATAATTCTTTTATTATTGTAGATGAAACTCAGAACATAACAACACATGAGTTGAAGATGCTACTCACCAGAGTGGGCGAGGGAAGTAAAATTGTTTTGAATGGAGATGTACAACAGAGTGATCTTCCTTCTGGGGATGGCCTATCCAAAGTTATTCACCTAGCAAAAAAGCACATACTACCTGTACCAGTTATTGAGTTTGGTATTAACGACATCATAAGAAGTGACATCTGCGCACAGTGGGTTAAAGTTTTTCTCAAGGAGGGAATATGAACACAACTGGTAGGCCACGTGGTAGGCCCAAGAAAGAAAACAAGTTACTGCAAGAGGCTAGGGAGTTCAGACAATCCAAGGTTCCAAAAGATAAACCCCTGACAGCCAGAACATATCTCGCAGGTCAAGCACTTGCGGGATTACTTTCTAATCGTCAGGGGTTCAGTAGATTGGAAGAAATTAGGCGTGAAGCCTACGAGTGGGCAGACAGGATGTTAGAGGAGGATTAGTCTTGTAACATAATCATTGTGTCCCTAGTTTCTAACCAAGACTTTAATACATACAGTTGACCACGGGTGAGGTTCTCAAATTTTAGTTCCTCACCTAAGTTCTCTGAAATACCTGCCAGTGCCTCATCAATTTTAGACCATGAGTACTTATCTGACAACTCAAAGGTCAGGTCTGCGGTATCAGTAACGCCAGAGTTATCTAAGAACATCAGTGTCTTAGCTATTTTCTTTTGTCTAGATACAACTTGAGACCAGATAAGTTTCTGTTTCTCAGGCCTCATCTTAGAAAAACCATTCTTCAAAAGTTTTTCTGCTTCATCTTCAATAGTATTAAACATATAACGATTATATTTATTAGCAGCTTCCGGTGCTTTATCTGTTACAGATGTAGGAGCATTTAATTTGAATGTTGGTATGCTAAGAATATTCATTATACGTTCTGTTGAAGTTAGCCTTACAGGTCTTGAGCCAACCATCTTACTGGACTGTGTATACATAGGACCAGTAGCAGCCCCAACAGCTTGGACAGATTCATCTCCAGTAAAGAGGGGAGTAATTTGATCTAGATAACGAAGAGATTTATTTAAGAAATCGTTACCTATTTTTCTATCAACGAGCCTACCCTCGGAGCCAGAGGCAAAACCTATAGCAAAGTTAATAGGTTCTAGTGGTCGAGTGATACCGGATATAACTTGAGAACCAATTGCACCACCTGTATCTGCCATAGCTCTGATCAAAGCATCATCTTCACCAGACACTGCCTTAGCTGTAATAGCCATCAAATCTTCAAATGTTGTCTCTAAGTTACGGGTAAAAGATCCAAGCCCTATATCATTGTTAGCCCTTGTTATTAATTCTGCGGGTACCGTTTCATCATTAAACCAGTAAGACGCAATGCGACCTATATATTTATAGTTAGAAATAGGGTAATCGTATTGAACACTACTTATTTCTCCAGTTCTAGGATCAATAATCTGGTCTATTGCTAGACCCTTCTTTCTATTTTCGTACTCTGTTTCGGCAAGAGAATATATAATAGCCGAAGATATAGCAGACCTAGCCCACAATTCAGAGTAATTTTTATCACCATAAAATCCACCAAACAACTTAGCAACCTGTGGTACCATAGGTGTATTTTGAATTGTAAGGTCCACAGTGTTGTTAAAGAATCTACCAAAAGGTACTAGCAAACCTAGGCCCGGTATGTTACGTGCATCCTCAAAAACTCCTGCAATTTGACCAACAGCACCTGTGCCTTTATACGACTTGGATGAAATTCTTTCAAGCGTTTTACGCAGAGCCTGTTCTTCAATTGCACGGTACTCTTTTGTATTTAAAATTTTAGATGCATTGGGGTCTGTAAAGACTTCATCCCAAGACTTATTTAAAGTAGATCTCAATCCCTTATCAAGTTGGTAAACAAATTCTTGCGATTTAGTAAAGCTATCTTGACCCTTGACAAGGGTTAGTACCTGCATAAGATCAATAACTTCATCTGCTTTTGTCCCAAGCAGTTGCGTTGTGGGTGACAGGGAGCTGTCAGATAGTACTTTAGATGTGTCTACAACACCACCTGAAATAACATCAGATAGTTTATCTAGTTTATCCCCACGTAATTGAAGTATAGATCTGTAAGCCTCATATGTCATGTCCGGGTTTAATAAAAGTTTTAAACGATTGGCATTAGCCGCAAGGACTGACCTCGAAACAGTTAGTGGGTCAACCCCATCTTCCAACATACCAAAAGCTTTTTTAAGTGTACCTGCACCTGAGTGTAGTATAGCACCTGATAGATCTGCGACAGAACCTAAAGAAGTTTGAGCAGCCCAGCCAACAAAGTTTAAGTAGCTTGTAGATGGGTGCGTTACAAGTGTTCTAATGACCCTGTTCTGAATACCAGTTGTGACTTCATTAGTGATACCTGAAATTTTACTTTTGGGTTCTTCTTTTTTAAGTAACCCTAAATCTAAAGCATCGTCTATAAGTTGCTGAACCTGATAATCAGACTTACTCATCCCATTTAATTTAGCCCCTTGAGATGCTGCATTCATAACTCTTGCTGATTGATTCATCTTCATAGCAAAAGTATTTGCAAAGTCTTTCACTGAAACTTTATTAAATCCTTTTAATTTTACACCGGAAGCCTTCTGCCAAGCAGTTGCAAAACTTTTTACATCTTGTGGATCTGAGGCCAAGATAAGATCCTTAATCCAATTAGAGTACTTATCCTCTTCAAATCTTTTTTGATAGTTAAGTCCATTTTCAAAAGCAATCTGTGCTATACCTTTAAGATAAACTTCACCAGAATCTTTATCACCAAGACCTATAAGCATATCAACAAAGAAATTACTGTCTAAATCCTCAAACTTAACACCTTTTTCTACAGACTCTTTCCATGATATATTTGAAGGAACTAAGTTGTCTGCGTACTCAGATATACTTTCCGCAAGTTTACCTAGAATATTCACATCTTTTGGCTCAGGCATTTCAACTGATAGGCTGGGCATAGCAATATCAAATTCACCCCGACGAAGTATGGCGGTAGCTTGTACACCACCTATAATAGTACCCCCAAGAAACGCCAAACCTATAGCAAATTTATTGATATCCTCTTGAACATCAGTTTTAACTAGGCTGTTCTGATATCCGTATTCTAATCCAGCAGATACAATAGACTCAAATGTTGTAACAGCAGCTAACTCTTTCATAGCAGATGTTTGAGCTAGTTTCCTTAATCCCTGACCCTTCATTGCAGCTCTTGTAGCAGCTGCAGTACCCTGTCTTGCTAGCTCTTGCTTACCTATCTGAGAAACTGCATTAGACATAGCAACCTCTCCAGCTTTTTTAATAGAGGCTTTTGAAGCTCCTTTTTCTGCAGCCTTTTTTGCCATCGCCTTTAGTGCTTGCTGTTTAGCAGCTTGCGTTGCTAACCTAAGTCCACCACCCGCAGCTATTTTACCTATACCAAAACCAACCAAGTTAATTGGATCTAGTATTGCACCCATTGTGTAGTCTTTTAGGCCTTCCATTGTTTCAGACCAAGTAGCTTCTTCGCTGAAGATTCCGGCCATATCCTCGTAGATTTGATAGGCCTGCCCAGTTTTAACCATAGCCTCGTCGTCACCAGAAATTTCTCTTAAGAAATCTAGCTCTGATAGGCCTATGACAGAGTTACCACCTGCAACACCTCGTCTATTGTTTAAAAATTTATTCACAACTTCTTCACGGGTCTCGCCTTCTACAGCTTGATCTCCATAACGAAGGATCATAAATTTCTCAATAGGGGCATACAAACCGTCATTGAGAGCTAGGTCGTCTTGAGTGTAAGAACCAGCCTCGGGTAATGAAGGACTTGATACAGGAGCTTCACTGGAAAAATCGTAAGGGTCTGTAGCTAAAGTAACGTCATTAAAAACATTATAAGGTTCAGTAGCTAAGGTTACACCAGCAAAGGGGTCACTATTGTTTTGGGTTTCCGTCCGGGCCATATAACTTTCCACCTTCTTGTGTCTGTAAAAATTGATCTCCGGGTTCAGCGCCAATATTCTTTAAGGACGGATTACTGTCAATCATTTCTTGAGTTAAAACTGTCGCACCGGGAATAGCCCCAACTGCAGGACTACTATTAACTACAGGTTCTTTGCTAACTAACCTGGCAGCAACGAGTGGATTATCTGTTAAGCCACGAAAGTAATTGTTACCACTCGACTCAAGTTCCTGTGCACGTTCTAAGCTAAAGAACTTCCTAAACAAGTATGACTGTGCTCTAGCACGTACTGCCTCATTACTACTTTTAACATCGTTAAGTGCGGCGGTAATTTCTTGTGCATCAGGCCTGTCGGTTTGACTTTGAGCATCTTCAGCAGCTCCAATTACTATAGGTAAAATGTACTGATACTGAGCACGTAAATCCTCTGGCTTACGTACACTTGTACTAGCCGGGTTGTAGTCTACCACAACCGAAGATCTGTTCGAAGATGCTGCAGCTTGTAGAAGATTTTTATACACTTCGTCATCGGTTAAATCTATGTTGTACAACTCTTCTAAAGTAAGTCTAGTTTGTTCTGTATCACCCGCAGTAAACGAAATAATTTGAAATATTTCTGGTATTTCTGTAATTTGTATATTACTACCAGATTCATTTAGCTGATTCCAGGCTCCTAATACCTCAGCTGTTTTTTCTGGTGATGTGGTTAGTTGATTGGTATATTCTTGAAGTCTTTGTTGATCTTCGATACTAACATTTTTAAGTGCAGCTTGCATACGATTTTTAAAAGTAACTACTGCTTCTGCATCAGCTCTAGCATCCTTAGAAGCTTTACCTGATCTAGAACTACTTACAAATCCCCCAAGATCTATAATTTGTTTTAATCTTCTGTCAGTCATCTCTTGGTTAAATTGTTTCTCAAGTCTTTCTTCAGATTTTTTTCTAATATCAAGCTCTGCTTGATTAAGCTTTCTCTGCTCAACAGCGTCTAACCCTTGACTAATGCCTTGCCACATACCCATTATACTTCTCCTCTTGACATCAAGCCCATAGGTTTTTCTTCAGCAGGAGTTTCAACTTCCTCTGGCATTTCCATAGATTCTTTAGGCTCTACATCAAAGTCTACTTCACCACTCTCTTCAAGTTCTTTTAAAATCTTAGCCGACTCTTTAGACCTAATAGTGTATTCAATATTTGTGTCATCTACAGAAGGTTCATCCATACCTTCATCGTACTCTATACCTGCTGCATCTGCAGTACCTACAATATACTCATGTATAATAGGTCCAATAAGAAGAGAGACATCAATGGAGTGACGACCGTCAATTACAGCTGCTCTAAGCAATCCCTCTGTCAGAGTTACTACATCCAATCCTAACGTAAGTAATCCAGCTACAGCTTTAATCTTTTCAGGCTCTTGAAGTCTGTCCATGTGCCACAATAGTGCAGACTCAGGATCTGGAAACTGTGGGGGATTCTCCCAAGGTACGTTCTTAGGTTCCGATGTGAGGGACTGGCCCGGTATTGGTGCACTAAACATAGTCTACTCCTTAATTCACGCTAGAGAATAAAGCAGCTTCAGCTTTACGTCTTTTCACAAGTCCCGGCAGTACTTTACCATCAGCTTTGTTATACTCAAGTATCATATTAGAAATCTCTTCGTCACCACGACTACCACCTTCTAGCAGCTTCTCTAGATTTCCTGCGCCTAAGTTGTAGGTAAAACTAGTGAGTGCTGTGATTTGATCGGAGTCCCAATCATACCCGTATCTCTCTGCTGTAGATGTCACAATATCTCTAAATTTAGAAGTGTCTTTACTTAGCCTATCTCTAGCTTGTGCTAGGGTTATAGTTTCATTCTCTCCGCTAGCCTTACTTCCAAAACCAATTGCCCAGTGATCTACATCCCAGTAAGCTTTAAAAGTTTTTTGATCCGTTACATTCTCAAAGCTAGCAATAAAGTCTTCAGCAGATTGACCAGAGGAATCGGCTACATCATCACCCTGATTTAGAATATCTAAAGGTTCACCAGACTCATCAGTTGCAGCTTGGGTAGAGCTACCCTCTTCTATCAATCGTTCATTTTGATTTACAACATTTCTATACGACCTTGTTAAGAAGTCTTCCTCAGACTCACTAGAGTCAAACCTATCGCTAGCTCTTCTTTTTACGAGAGAGCTACCAGATAACATTCTTTTAGGTAGAAGCTCAGAGGCATCATTATCACCCAGAGCTTCTTGAAAAGAGCTACCTGTCAACCCCTTAGACGAGAGTCTTCTAGTACCCTCCTCCGCTGCGGTTAACCCACCCTCAGAGAAACCTCTAATTTCTTTTCTTGCTTTACGCAACAGTCCTGTATAAGACATTTTATTATCCTGTAATTATGTGGTAACTATCTTGACAAGAGTTTCCCACTCAGCAGTTTCTTCCGCATCAGCCCTAGCTGTCGCATACTCAGCGTACTTTTTATCTGCAAGTACAACACTAAGTGCTCTATCCTTACCAGCTTCACTAGCTTTATATACATAATCCATAATATCTCTCTCACGTTGCCATAGAGTATCTAGTGTGGATTGAGTAAAGGCATTAGCTGAAAGCGCTGCATTAGCATTAGCCTCATTCTGAGCAGCGGTATTAATGGTAGATAAGTTCTGTCTCCACTGAGCATTAGCTTGAGCAATAACCAAACCATTTTGTGCATTAAACAGGTCACGTTGTTGCTGTACTTGAGAGTTAAACTCCCGTAATGCATTTACAGAATTTACATTAAACTGATCCATAGCATTTTGTTGTGAGGCATTGAACTGGCTTGTTTGATTCCTAAGGTTAGCAAAGTATTGGTCAGTTTGATTTTTGCTAGAAGCATTAAATTGTTTAGCTGCATTCTCAGCTGCTTGATCTGTAAACAATGCTTGGACATTCTGTTGAGTTTTAAACATCTCAGTCTGCTGTGAGTTACTGAGGTTTGCCATATCCATCTGCAAAAAGCTTTGTGCATTTTGTACCGCAGCTTGTTGACGGTTATTTAGATTAGCCATATCTAAATTAGCTAATGCAGCTACCTCTGACATAATCATAGCTTGACGATTAGACAGATTATTTAAGTTCATAGTGTTAGCCGCACGGGAATTTTCCAAAGCTATGTTTTGCTCTGCTGTGAAATTCATATTAGCTATGTCACCAATACGTGCTGAGTTCTGTACCTTTGCTTGGAAAGCTTGATCAAACTCCATACCTAGGAATGTAGCACGTTGCTGTGCAGCAAGCATAGCACGTTGCTGACGGTTTGACAAGTTCTGACCTTCAAATTGTGCCTGTACTTGTGCATCCATCTGAGCAATAGGAAGTGCAGCTTCCATAGCAGCTTGAATAACAGCTTGACCTGCAAGACTAGAAGCACCAAGACCACGTGCAGCCAACATAGCTGTAGCATTACGCATTGAACCAGCAGCCCATGCAGGTGTGTTACCACCTTCAAACTGCTGCATCAATCCCTCTAACTGTCCTTGAACTGTAGCTTGTGCACTTGGGGTTGCTGTCTGAGCTTCAATCTGCTCGGTAAAAGAGGAGGCAGATGCAGCGTTAGCTACAGGGTCAATAAGTTCACCTGTTTGTGGTTCCCTGGGTGCAGGTGCTACGACATCAACCGATGTTCCTTGTGCTCCTGTCATACCAGTTAGAGAGGAAGTAGTCTGTTGTTGAGCTGTGGTTTGTGCCTGATCTGAAACTACACCCTGTGCTGCCTGAGCAGCGTCTGTTTCAGCCTTTACTAAACCTACCGCAGACACAGGTGCTACTGTTTGCGCAGTGGGTGTTGCTTGCTGGTTTGCTTGTTGTACTGTTTGTACAGTAGCAGCTTCAGCATAAGGCGCAATAGGGGTAGCTTGACCTGCATCCACAGGTACAAAATCAGCTGCTTGTGGTTGTATGTACTGAACATTAGATTGAGCAGGCATTATGTTCTGTGACAATTGATTTTGCATTGTTAGACTAGGTACTACTGCTGGCAACAGTCCACCAGAAGTTGCAGCAGAATCAGTTGACACTGCACCCATACCTGGCCCTACATCGTAACCTCGATCTGTGGTCCAAGAAGTCCCATTCGAAGTATAAACAGTACCTGTTGCGGGATCAGTAACGGTAGCTCCTGCCCCTGCTTCAGAAGCAGGCCCAACAGAGAATGCAGCTGGGTCAGCCATTGTTATAGGCACACCTGAAGCAGGGCCGGGGTTTACAACCTGAACATAAGCGGGGATACCACCATAGGAAGGCACACCTGCACCACCAGCGGCTTTCATCATAGCCTCTTCTTGAGGGTTAACGTAAGCAAGACGGTGAGGTTGACCCCCAATCACAGCTTGGTTAGGTACACTACCACCCTGAGCCATAGCCAAGCCACTCTTGTTCATCATAGCACCTACAGCCATAGCCTTACGGCGCAGACCTTCGGAGCTATTCATAAACATCTTAGCATCTTGGGGGTTAGTACCACTAAAGCCATTCATCCTAGCAATAACTAAGATACCCTGATCAACAGAACCACCTGCAGCGTATCCTTGTACAGCACCACCAGCAGCCATACCTGTAGCCTGTCGCTGTTGCACTTCTTGTACTGTCCCTTGACGTACAAATCCCGGTGGTACATAACTAACAGGAGAGCCATTCACTTCAGTTACAGTCATTTGCTGACCTAAGTTGTTTTGATAAATTGCTCGCTCCATTCCGCCCGTAGGTGCATACAAGGTAGGATCTACTAAGCCAGGTGTACCAGCGTAGTGTGTCTTATATGTTACTTG